AAGGAGCACGTGCAAATGACACAACCTACAAACAAGTTCGAGCAATTGCTTGAATTATTAATCAACGAAGAGAATGACAAAGCGCAAGCATTGTTCCATGAAATCGTTGTTGAAAAATCTAGAGATATCTATGAAGGCCTAGTTGACAGCGAAACTGCTGTTGAAGCCAAAGATATGAAGAAAGACGAAAAAGAAGAAGTCAAAGAAACTGAAGCAAAAGCTGAAGAAACAGTTAAAGAGACAGAAAAAACAGATTCAAAAGACGAATCAGTTGACGAAGAAGTAGAAATCGAAGAAGAATCAATTGAAGAAGTTGGTGGCGACGCTACTGATGATTTAATTGCTGACGTTTCGGCTGACGAAAAAGGTGAAGCAGAACAAGGCGGAGAAGAGATGCCAGGTGATGCTGAACAAGCTGACGCAGGAATCGAAAACAAAATCGTTGACTTAGAAGATGCTTTAGAAGAATTAAAAGCAGAATTCGAAAAAATGATGAATGGTGACAACGGCGAAAAAGATTCTGAAGAGAAATCAGAAGAATCAGTAGCAATTGCTCAACCAGCTCAAGATGCCCAAGCACAAGTTGCAGTGGCTCAAGAAGCTAAAAAAGATGATATGAAAAAGGAAACTGTGAAAGAGTACCACGAAAAGAAAACTGCTGACACAGCTGACCATTCAGATAAATCTGCAAAATCTCCAGTCGCTAGCAAAAACGACATGGGCGGAACTGTGAAGAACATAGCACAGGCCGGTGAAGATAATGCAAAAGTTTCTGTTGCCAAAGCTAAAGAAATGGGCGGGATTGAAAACAACCTAGGTAAAGAAAAGCCAGCATTCACTAAACAAGTGAAAGCCAGCAACACTGATGGTTCAGACAAATCTGCAAAATCTACTATCTCTGGCAAAAAATAAGAGATAATAGAGGAAACACGGGAGCGACATGTCATTGTACCTAAGAGAACATTTAACCTACGATCAGGCCAGGATGGAAGTCTTGCACGAAGGCAAGGAAGGCAAGGACCTTTATATGAAAGGGATCTGCATCCAGGGCGGCATCAAGAATGCCAATCAGAGAGTATACCCAATCCAAGAGATACAGACTGCGGTAAAGACACTCAATGATCAGATCACGTCAGGTTACAGTGTGTTAGGGGAAGTGGATCATCCCGATGATTTAAAAATTAATTTGGACCGCGTAAGCCACATGATTACTGAGATGTGGATGGACGGTCCAAATGGATACGGCAAGATGAAGATCCTGCCAACACCAATGGGCCAACTAGTGAAAACTATGTTAGAGTCTGGGGTCAAACTGGGCGTGTCAAGCCGCGGTTCTGGAAACGTTTCGGAATACGGTGGCGGGCAAGTCAGTGACTTCGAGATCATCACAGTGGACGTAGTGGCTCAACCTTCGGCACCGGGTGCTTACCCAACTGCGATTTACGAACACTTGTTGAATACAAGAGGCGGAAATAAGGCAATGGGTCTGGCTGCTGAGATTAGAGATGATAAAAAAGCACAGAAGTACCTCAAAGAGGCGCTAACCAACATAATAAAGGACCTAAAATAATGTTCGACGCAATATCAAAACTGGTTGAATCCGGCGTTATTGGAGAAGACACACAAAAGACTATCCAAGAAGCATGGGACAACAAAGTTAAAGAAAACAAAGAGCAAGCCGCTGCTGAGCTTAGAGAAGAATTCGCTAAGAGATACGAGCACGACAAAAACAACATGGTGGAAGCCATCGACAAGATGATGACCGACAAGTTGAGTGAAGAGATCACCAAGTTCGTTGAAGACAGAAAAGCACTTGCAATGGAAAAAACAGCATACAAAGAAAACGTGGGCGCACACTCTGCAAAATTGGAATCATTCGTGATGAACAAATTGGCAGAAGAGATCACGGAACTTAATGTTGACAGGAAGAGCGTACACGAAAACTTCTCTAAATTGGAAGAGTTCGTAGTGGGCGCACTTGCTAGAGAAATCAAAGAATTCCACGAAGACAAAAAAGGTGTAGTGGAAACAAAAGTGAAATTAGTGAAAGAGGCCAAATCTCAAATGAAGAAATTGAAAGAGGCTTTCATTACTAAATCCGCCAAAGTTGTGGAAGACGCAGTGACTAAGAAATTGGGCGAAGAATTAGCTCAGTTGAAAGAAGACATCACTGCTGCTAGACAGATCAATTTTGGAAAACGAGTTTTCGAGGCGTTCGCTTCAGAATATCAATCTTCTTACCTAAATGAGAAGAGCGAGACTGCTAAACTATTAAAAGTAGTTGACGAGCAGATGTTGAAGATAGCGGAAGTCAAGAAATCCATCGATGAGAAGCAAGCGGTGATTGAATCCAAGGAGCAAGAAATTGCTAGAACACGGGATTTGATGGAACGCAAGGAAACGATGGCTGAGTTGCTCAAACCATTGAGCAAGGACAAGGCAGACATCATGGGACAATTGCTTGAATCAGTTCAAACAAATGCTCTGAAATCTGCTTATGCGAAGTATCTCGCTCCAGTGATGGACGACAAGTCAACTGCGCCAGTGGGCAAGAAAGTAATTTCTGAAGCCAAGGGTGACAGATCACAAAGAGAAGATGCTGATTTAACAAGTATCCGCAAATTGGCGGGTATATAACAATAAACAAAAGGGAAAAAGATCAAATGTCAGAACTATTTGAATCAAAATGGGGCGAAACAAAAGCCGCATTGACCGAAGGTTTAACTGGCAACAAGAAGAAGACTTTAGATATCGTT